TTAATATTAGGCTTTTTAAATTCTGGTATTGTTGGACCTGTCATTTCTGGTAAAGCATTATCTAAAATTTTGGGCATCATTCCTTGTACATTACCTAATATTTCATTCATTACTTTTGATTTGAATTGCTCTGAAGTTACATACTTGTAACCAAAGTACGCTCCACCACTCATAGAAGCTACCATAACAAATGAGATGATACTTAAAACATTAGCTATTTTTTGAAACATGATTCAACAGGCAATAATCAGGGCAATTAGTCATGGACTTATTATATCAATGTTGATAATTTTACCAACAATAGCCCCTTTATATCTAATTACCTCTTATATGACTACCAAGGTACACCAGAAGTCTTAACTGGAGTTTTTGATTTTGTTATCTGTGCAGCAATACCTGTTTCAATAGCTGTTACTTCATCAGATCCTATTGCGGCTTTGGCCCATCTAATAGCATCATCTTTTGTTATGTCAGCATAAGTAGTGAAAGAACTAGAATCGGCATCAGCAAGTCCTACACTGCCATAAACAGAACCGCTATGCACTACAGCAGAATCGCCACTGCCTACAGTTTCAGAATCATTTGCTGTCCAGTGAACAATAGTAACAACATCAGATAAAGAACCCACAGTTTTTGTTGTATCTAAACTAACAACATTCCAAGTAACAGCCATGATAATAAAGTTATCTTAATTAAATTTTTGGTTTAAGTGTTTCAGTAGTCTCAGTAACTACATCAGCTAATTTTGCAAATTGTTTTATTGCACCCTGATCTTCCATTATTGGTTGCACGAGTTTATTTTTTTCTGCAACTTTTTCTTGTATTTCTCTTTCGAGCATTTGTGCTTTTGCAATATTTAAATCAAGACGAGTTTTTGTTTCGTCATAAAGCTCTTGTGGTGTTGCCATAAAATTATAGAGAGTTATCCAATTATACTAAGCAGCTTCAAGGGTTTCAACTTTCGTAATTAATTCTTGCACAGCAGCAACTAGTAAAGGAACAATTTTTGATTGATCTATTCCCTGATATTTAGGCACAGTTTCTTTTACATCACCTACTTTCTTGCCAGATGGAATTGTATCTTCCTCAGTATATAAAATATCTTGTGTTTCATCTTTAGTTCCTGTTATGGCCTCTGGTACGGCTGTTACCTCATGTGCAAAAAATCCATCAACTGTTGTACTTGCATCAGATTTAAAATTAAACCTATAAGGTTTTAATGTTTTTAATCTTGTAATACCATCAGAAATTGCAGTTGCATTTTCTTTTAATCTGTAATCAGAGGAAGTGTTAAAAGCTGTAGCAGAGCCATTTGTTGCTATTGATCCGACTTGACCATTACCGTTTCTAAATAACATATGGAATCTTTCATTAGTTTGAGTCGTAATTGTAGAAATTCCTATGTTGCCACCGCTCAAATCTTGGTTTATTGCAAGTGTTCCATTGTCAGTATTAGTTGTTAGTCCTATTAATACATCTCCACCAAGAGGATTTAAAGTTATATCTCTTCCAGCATTAGCATTGGTTCTTCCTTGAATATATAAAGGAAATGGCGATGCATTGCTTAAACCAAAAGCAAATTCTGAACCCTCACATCTAAATAATTGGCTACATGAAGCACCAAAAGTTAGACTTATTGCAGTTGTATTCGATCCTTTAGCAAATAAAGCATTGTCTGTAGCTTCAACGTGCAGCGAAAAAATATCCGAAGTAGTAGTACCTATTAGTAATTTTCCCTCCGAAGTCAGCCTCATCCTTTCAGAAAAAGAATTAGCTTTTAAAGTGCTAAATGATATGTCACCATCCTCAGTCCCATTAGTGACATCAGAGGTTATTCCTTTTATATCTGCATAAGTTGTTTCATTACCAGCATCATCTTTTCCTCTAAAACTTAGTATTCCACAAATGTCATTATCTGCTGGACTTGATGTACTGTGAAAAAGTATTAAAACTGCACCTGTTGTTCCAGTTGTACTACATTCTAACCTTGCTAAATCTGTATTACCAGATAAAATATGAAAATCGTTTGTTGGAGAAGTCGTGTTTATTCCAATTCGATTATTACCAGCATCAAGAAAAAACATATGTGAACTACCATCACTTTCAATTCTAAAATCTGTATCTGCCCCTGTTTCATTAAAAGTTATTTCTGAAGCATCAATTTGAAATCTACTTACACCAGCAGTTGCAATATCAAAAGTATCAGCACCTGAACTAAAAATACCTGTGTCTAAATCATCCCTAAAAGCTAATCCTGGTGCTGAAGCAGAACCATCTTCAAGAGTTATAGTGCCATCTAATTGCAAAAGTTCTATCCACGCATTGTTAGCTGAGTTTCTTATTTTTAAAACACCAGCGGATGTATCAGCCCACCATTGATAGGCATAAGTTGTTGCTGGACTAGATGAGTTTGAGTTATTACTAACAATTGCAGCAAGGGCATTATTTAAATCTGTTCTAAAAGCCGCACCAGAGGCATTATCTAGTACATAATCATGAGTTGCCATGTCTTAATCCTTTTTTTTTAATTATATATTAATTCATAATTTAAATATAAACACATTTACCCAGCTTTACCAAACCCGATAGCTGTATATTTAAAACTTAAATCTTTAAAGTTATTGCTACTGTCTCTTGTTTCAATAACAAATTGTGTGCCTGTGACAGATGTAATTTTGAAATAATCACCAGAAACAGCCCCTTCAAGTGTTATACCAACAGTTGGCAAAAATGCTGTTGTCGATCCTCCTAAAGAACCTGTCCCAGCAAAAAATCCATGTGTAAATGTAACTGTTTTGGCAGAACTATTAGTTGCACATTGACTTGCTATTGCTGTATTGACAGTTTCTGTTCTTCTTTTAAGACTTGCTTCAAACCCAAGTTCTTCTATTTTTATATTCTGGGCAGGATCATTTGAAATTAGTTCTGTTTTAAATTTAAAGCCTCTTCCCTTATATTCTCCGTTTGCAAAAGTATTAAACTGAGTAAAGTTTGCCCCATAAGTGCAAGAAGTTCCGCTTGATATGGTTGCACTAGCACTTGCTGTCACTGTGAATGTGTTTGCATTTGGAACTGTCTGTATTTCATAGTTGCCATCTGTCGCAGATCCAGCAGTAAAATCAATAACAACAAAATCTCCTACAGAATACCCATGATCTGTTTTTGTGATAGTAATAGTTGTTCCACTCTGTTCATAAGTAGCTGAAACAGAGGTTGCTGGGTCAATATCTGTTGTTGCTACCAAAAGCTTTGCATTTACATCATCAGCTTTTGTTCCGTCAAATTCAGTCCATGTGTCTATATTTGCAGTTCTTGAATCAATTAGATCGTTTGGTAAAATGCCAAAAGTCAAAAATCTTCTTTTTAAAGTTAAATTAAAGATCCCTGCCAAATCAACTTTATTCTGAAACTCATATGTTCCAGACGAATGAATTGGCCCTAAAAAATCAAAACTTGAAATATCATCAATATTTTGTGTAACATCATCAATTGAAAATGTGCCATCTAATAACAAACCATTTAAATTGGCATCAAAAAAAGTATTTACTTTATTACCTTGAAATGGTGGAGAGTCTGTATCTTCTCTTTCTGTAAGTATTACTTGATTAGGTTGTGGGTCTGGTTGTGTAACAATTACTCTTGCAGCGTTTTCAGATTTACGCCCACCATCATCAATGAATTTTATTGAATAAGTCCCAGTTAAAGCAGGGACCAATGTTTCTGTTACACTCCCAGAAAGTCTTTGTATAATCTCTGATGAATTTTGAAATGTAGCTGTTGTTCTATCAACAGACGGTGTATGCCTGACGGATATAGTACCACCATGCAAAACATCAACATCAGTTGAAGGGTTAAAACGTAATCTTACAAAAGTATCTGATACAGGTTCAAGTGTTAATCCAGTTGGATCTGCTGGCAAAGCGGTCTTTCCAACAGCAGTGAAGGTTATTGTTGATGTGTCTGGGCTTAAAACTCCTAATGTGTTAAATGATTTTACTGCAAATTTATATGTTCCTAATCTTGACTCAAATAATTCAAAACTTGGTCTGGCAACTCTAATTCTTTCAGGATTATCATTGCCAAATTGAAACTCAATCAAATATTCTTTTACGCCTTTAACAGGTTCCCAAGCTAAAAATATTTTTGAAACAGCCCTATTATTTAAAACAACAATTTGTTCTGTGGCTGCTAAATTACTTGGTGCATTTGCCTGATCTATTAATGTTGTAATTTCTCTTGGATTTAAAGGTACTGTTGCATCTTCTACCTGTGCGTATTTATTTGAATCATGTATAACAGCAGTAATTTTATATTCAGAATTATTTTGTTCTTCTATCGAAACAACTTTAAAAATTTGTAATTGTGTTGTTGAACTTTCAATGGCATAAACACTGTTGGCTTGTGGTGTTGATGAAAAAGCTGAAGATACTGTTATTGTAGTTCCATCAATACTTGATATAATTTTAGTTTCTGTTGAGCCATCAGACAAAACTACACTTAACGTAGCACCAGAATCATGTGTCAAATCATTTCCATCAATAGATCTTGCATCAACAATTATTTGAGTAGTAGAGACACCTGTTTTAATACGCCCACCTTTTCTTGTTCCTGAGCGAACAGAATCAGCAATTGCAATAATAGTTGCTGGTCTAACAACAACCCCAGCTTCTAAGGTAGTTGTAAATGTAACAACTTCTGATTCAAGTAAATTTGTATATAAAAACCATCTTCCAAGACGATTTGCTTGACCGATAGAAGTACAAGCAAAAGCTTTTAATGTTTTTCTTGTCCTACCAAATTTGTTAATAGCATCTAATCCAGTTGATCCAGAACCTAGTGCTGTGATTTCGTCTGCAGTGACAACTTCATATTCAATTGTCTGTGTTTGATTATCAAAATATGCAACTTCAACCTCTGTATATTTAAGCCTTGCCGCTGCATTTTGATATGTAAATCCTTCCTCAGTTACATTTGAATTATTGAAAATATATTGTGGATCAGAGGTATTTGTAGAAGTGTTTGTTGGCCTGTCCTGCGATATTTGCAATGTGCCATTGCTATAAAATGGCATTGAGTTCATAACTGAACATAAATCATTTATCAAGGTGTATGCATCATTTCTCTGATTCAAAATTACATTACAGCTAAATCTTGGCTCCTCTGTGCCTGTTATTGGATCATCGATTAAAGCACTTGCATAAGCACTTGCAGAATAAAAACTAAAAACATCAAGATTTTCTTCCTGAACAATACCATCATCACCACCAAAACCTTTATCAGTTGTCAATAAGTCATATAAAATCCATGCTGGGTCAGAACACCACTCTTTATCTGTTTTAAATGTTCCGTTAAAGGTATAACCATCTGGGTAAATAATTCTTCCATTATCATTATCAACTGTTATATCGTGCGGAACTTTAATCTTAGTTCCTTTAATACGATACATTCGTCTTGGATAGCTTTGAAATTCTTGTGCATTAAATCTTATTGCAACATAAGCAAACCCTTGATATGAACTTATATCTGATTGTATTTCTGTAAATGAAAGCCAATTTGTAGAATTTTGTAATTTAGGATCTGTGCCATCATCTGTGTTTCTAAAAACACTTAGAGTCAAAGGAAAATTCATATCCCTTTCAAAAACTAATTCATAATCTTTTACATAAGGACTTTCTGCCTTTCCATTTGTTATATCTAAAACTACTGGATTATTTATTGTTCCGTTGTTTTCAGTGATTCTAATAGAAATTTTTACCTCTGCACCGATAACGTCTCCATCATCTTTAAATTCTACCAGTGAGGGAAATTGCAAAGTAACTCTAAGTTTATCTACTAATTGATTTCCGTTTGAATCTGTAACTCCAGTAATACTTCTTGACAATCCTTGACTTGTTTTGACAGTACAATCTCCCGCAAAACCTGTATTTTCAAAAGTTGTATTTACAACAAATTTTCCACTGTCTGGAATAGAAATTATATTTTGAGTTTGTGGATTGGCAGTTTGTACAGTACCAGCGGCAGAATCATTAATCCAGTGAATAACCTCTCCAAGAGAATATCCATGATTTGATATTTCTACTAACATTTGATTTGGTTCTAGAGTTACACCACTTACAGTTTGTTCACTACTACCATTTAAAAAATAAGTTCCTGTTTTTGTTGTTGCAAAAGGTGAATTTGTAAGAGCAACATTTACAGGAATAGTATTTTCTATTGCATTAATTTCTTTTAATGGTGTCTGATTATCTGTGCCATTTTTAAAAAAAACATCAACATTTGAAAAATTAGAAGTACCATTTGCGTTTATAATTGGTGTTCCATCTAAAAAAACATCTCGTCTAAAATCAAGAGAATCGGTATTGTCTGGGTTTGTATTTGATGGTTTTCTAAGCCCTTCAATAGGGCCATAGCCCAGTAAATCAATCACCGTAGCAAATTGTTTGCTGCGTAAACCTCCGTCAATTAAATCAGGATCAACAACCCTTCCGTCAGGATCTTTGCCAAATAATTGATCATCAACTAATCTAACCATATTTACGGGAGATTCCTTTCTGTAACTTTAACAATATTTCCAGAATTTGAATATGTTTGATCATTCCATCTCCCTGTACTTACTCTAAATTCATTTGTTGTAACATCTTGAACACCAAATACTGCTCCGTCAATGTTTGAATCAGCAAGAGGCCCAGTTATAAAATCAAGTTTAA